GGGCGTGACCGTGAATTGCCGAGGAGCCCCTTGGTATGGCGAGATGTCACCAACTACGCGAAAGAATCCACCGACACCGGCTATGAAATCGGCACAATGAACTGGGGCCTCGGTGCCATTGCACCTCAGCGTTTCCCTGACGCCCGTGTTACAGGGGCAGTGAATTTCACCACAGCCGATAGACCGACATTATACTTCAGTCTAAATGCAGTGCCTCCCGACCCCCTGGTCGGCTCGGCCAATACAGAGTTGCGCGTTATCGTGGAAGGCTGGGCCGAATTCAACACGGATGGCAAAGGCCGCGCCGAATTATTCATGGCTTAGGTCATATATAAATTAAAATATTGCTATTTATAAAATGTTCGCCTGTTTCGGAAGAGGATGTACTCGTAAAAACTCACAGCTTGACACAGCAATTAATAAATGCAAATCAATTGATCCGTCTGTTTGTAGAGATGCTTTATATACCATAGTACATTATATTAAAGAAAATGACGATAAAAAAAGATACTGTGTGAAACATGGTGCTGTGAAAGTAATTGTTGATGCTGTAAAGAAACATGAAAAACTAGCATCTTCTGGTTGCTTAGCACTCTATTATATGGTAAAAATAGGTCCAGAAGGTGTTGATGCTTGTATGAAAGCAGGGGCTGCATTAATGGCAACTGAAACAATTATGAATAATATGAGACATGTAAATGCATGTATAAATGCATCTAATTTAATAAGAAAACTTGCACAATCAAATGATCATAACAAACAAATAATAAAAGATATGACCTTTGGACAGTATCGGCAGTTCTCTATTACACTAGTTATCATGTTTGCTAAAATGACTCACGAAGGAAGGGAGGCTACAACTGACGAAGAAAGACAAGACAAAGATGATGTATTGGATAGCTTGAATTCATTATCGGACGTCTTGTACGATGATGATGAAGAAGATGAGGAAGCTCAAGGAATAATAGGCATGTTAGAGGAAGAAAAAGGAGATCCTATGGAATACTCTAAAGAAAGAAATGCTGAAAAAACGAATAATCCAAGAAATCCCAATAGAAGTCCTGAAGGAGGGGGTCGGCGCAGAAGAAAGAGCGCTACACAAAAAAACAAGAAGACAAAAAGAAGAAATACACGCAAGGGTCTAAAATATGTATAGCTCATATATATAGCATACGAATAGACAGATATAGTTCTTTTAAACCCGATACAATCTCATTTTTATAGGGGCAATCGCATACGATGATAGTAGCCGTATTATAATCAATGCTACTAGGCAAATACACTTTTTTATTTGTTCCATAAAGAAGTTTATCATGACGTTGCGCATTATTATCTAAAAACCCTTTAACACTCATCTTATCTTTTATTAGGTAATAGTATATTTGTCCATATATACCTGATGGCATAATATAACTATTTTCAGGAATTTCTAGACTCCTTATTTGCTGTACCTTATCAACATAGATAGCCCTATATAATTGTATATCCATAGATGGGATACTTTTCGGCAGTGTAGCCGGTTCAAGTACGAATTTGAACATTAATGATTTGAAATTTCCATTATATACATATGACATAAGGCATGTATAGTTATATAAGGAAAACATATATATTATATAATCAAAGCCACAAAAAAAAGTATGTTGGGAATGTATGGTAACCAACGACTTTTCTTCTAGAAGCATATCAAAATTAGGAATGGAGATGAATACGTTTCTAACACCAGCAGTGCGAATATTCTTAATAAATGTCAATGGAGAGTATAAATGTTCAAATACATGTGATAATATGACGTTTGAAAAGCCTGTGAAATCAAAGGTTTCGCAATTTCCTTCAATAAACTTTATTTCATCAGGGAGTTTAGAATCTTTAAACATATCAAGCGTCATAAATTCAACATCCCTCTGGCCCTTCATCAGTTTGTATAAGTCTCCCTTGTTTGCACCCACCTCTAAAAACACCCTTTCATTTGTATTTGAAAGAATGAAATTGCTAAAATGTGTATGATGATCTGCCCAAGATGGACTAAATGTTGCATTCATATATATATCGGAATATAGGATACTGGGATCCACCAAATATTTAAGCTGTAAGCATTTACATTGATTACATACGATTAGATGATAATCATAATAGCTCTCTGATACTAAATTATTTGAAATTGCCATTATAGGAAAGGCGGGCATTGAGAAAAGTGTTTCAAACTCCGTATGTTCACATACAATACATCTCGTCCGGATAAAGCTCATTTATATTGCAATATAAAAACCAGAGCAATATTTAGCGCGACAATTTAAGGTAAATATAAGATTGAGTAATATATATATATATATGAAATTATACATATTATGTGGAGGTTCGGGTGAACGATTGAAATCGTATTCATATCCTAAGCCATTGAATATGATTTATGGAAAGCCATCTATATACTATTCCCTACAACACATACCACCTACATTTAAGATATTCCATTTTATATATTCTAGTCATTTGAGTGAGTACAATTTTGAAAATATTGTTATAAATTTATTCAAGAATCGTATATGTAAGTTCAAACGCATTGATTATTTTACGCGAGGACCTGTTGAATCGGCATATCTTGGTATAAAAGATATAATGTGTGATGGAGAGCCGATCATGTTTTTGGACAATGACAATATATATAGATTTTCAGTCACGTTTGATACAGATAGCATTAGCACAGCATTTATCGGTTGTAATATTGATAGAAGTGGTTCAGAAGCCTATTCCTATGTTCAATTACATGATTCGAACATTATACAAATCAAAGAAAAGTGTAGAATATCTGATACATATTGTACAGGGATATATGGATTTAAAAACATTGCTCAATTCAAAGAGGCGGCGGAGAGCCTATTATTGGATAATTTCAAAGGCGAGGCGTACATGTCATCTGTGTATGATAAGATGCTCTCTAATAATATTCCTGTAAAATGTATGATGTTCCCTATGATACGTCATATAGGAACAATAAAGGAGATTCATGATATATTGCCAATTATTAGCGATGAAAAAATGCGCATATGTTTTGATTTAGATAATACACTTGTAACGTATCCATCTATACCTGGAGATTATACAAGCGTATTACCTATTGAGCCAATGATACAGTTAGCACGTTCATTGCATGAAGAAGGGCATACTATTATCATATACACTGCAAGGAGAATGAAGACACATTCTGGGAATGTGGGAGCAGTTATGAAAGATATAGGGACAATCACATTCAATACCCTGGATACATTTAAAATACCGTATGATGAGATTATATTTGGCAAGCCTATTGCCGATGTATATATTGATGACAGGGCTGTCAACCCCTATAGGGGTGATTTGAAATCAATGGGCTTATTTACAGAGCCAGAAATGAAACAAATTATCAACTTCTTACCGAGCAATAAATATAATAAACTCGGTGTTATCAACAACAATGTTATGAAATCTGGTAATGCAGACCTACTCAAGGGACAGTTATTCTTTTATAAGAATATTCCATCAAATACATCTATTGAATCATATTTCCCCAAGTTATTGATGAATTCAGAGTCATCACACACAATTACGATGGAACTTGAATACATAAAAGGAATACCTCTATATACCCTGTTCAAGCATGAAATGTTATCTAAGAATCATATGAATATAATTATGGACATGATACAGGTGTTACATAATACATATTCTCCCGTTGTATCTCCAAGTATAGAACAAATGACGAATCATTATATACAAAAATTCAAAAGGAGATTGTCTGATAAGTCCATATATTCATTTGAGAATTGCGACGATGTATATACGCATTATTTACAGAAATTAGGAGAATATTGCGGGTCTTCGCGATTAACTTCAGCGAATATAATACATGGCGATCTATGGCTATCAAATATGATACTATCATTCAATGGTTATATAAAACTTATTGATATGCGCGGAGAAGTAGATGGGGTACTAACACTGGGGGGAGATCCCTTATATGATTATGCGAAAATTTATCAATCCTTGCGGGGATTTGATACGTTATTGTATGGAGATGTCTACAATTCTGAATATGCGAAGGAGATGATTCACATATTCCGTGAGAGACTTCAGGAGTTACATATAGATATAGACGATGTCATTATGATATCGGATATATTAATTCTGGGGTCGTTTCATGCTATTGATGATATCTCATTTAGAGAAAGGTGCTGGAAATGGATAACGGGCAACGCGAAAGATTTATCTTAATGCTTATATTTGACAGAATCGCAAGGGTCTAAAATATGTATAGATCTAATGACATAGCAGAATGGACAGCGGGTTTCAAAGACCTGGCGGAGACATCACAACTCTCCTGGATCTCACTCCGAGGGATGTCCAGGATAATGAATACACGCCCCTATCTTCCGAAAAAACCTGGTGGGTAGCCGACAATCTGCGCAAGATTCATCCCTTCAGCCTGAGTGTCCAACAATTTCCTGTCCGAGGTCCAACGGGCTTCGGCCAGCGATTCACCTTTGACCTCAATTCCCTGTCGGTCGGCGATCTTCTTCTCGGCACCTTTCTTCATCTAGAACTCGGCCACTGGCTCAGTGACACGACCTTAGTGCAACTAGAATCAGGAGCACTGACTTACCCATCTACCGAAAACCCCTGGTATTACGCAAACAGCCTCGGCACCGCTATTATCCAGCGCGCGGTCCTAGAAATCGGCGACCAGACCATAGAAATAGTGGACGGCGATTTCCTCAATACGGCCAGCCTCCTCTTCGCAGATATCAATACCCAATACGGCCCCGGCATAGAAGCCCTCGGCAGATACCCACTATCCTCTTTAACACAGACTCCGAGTTATCGCCCCTTCCCCACAACCCGCAGATCTATTGTAGTACCCCTCCCATTTTTCTTTCAGCGCACGAAGCTCCAAGAAGCCCTTCCCTTGCTCGCATGTAAAGAAGGTTCCGTGCGCATTCACGTCACACTACGTCCTTTTGCCGAGTGTGTACGTCTTCTAAAAGGTCGTAGAACTTGCGCCACAGATGTTCCACTGAGCCAGAGCCTCAACATCATGAATACAACTACAGGCACGATAACCCCCACGCAAACATCCTCTATTACTCCGGCATTCAAGAAAATCCAACTGATTACTTATGGTGCTGTGACAGACGGCACTGTGCGCCAGAATATTATGAGAAGCCCATTTGAAAACCTCGTGCGCAATGTACAGACCTTTGACTTCTCCGAGCCTCTTAAATATGCCACGATGTCATCAGAAGATACGATACAAGTGCAACTGCCTCTAGAAGCCAATCATCCGATGGAAGAGATACTATGGTTCGTGCGACGCAAGGAAGTGGCCAATAACAATGAGTGGACGAATTATTCTTCTGTGCTATCTGCCGAATATGATCCTATTTATAATCCCCGTGGTCCTCTGTTAAAGGGTGCTACCATACAATTGAATGGTGTGGAGTTGGTAAAGCAAGAAGAGCAGTGGTTCCGTCAACATATCGCCTATAGGCACAAAGCAGGCGCGGCGGCCTATAATAGCTTCATATACGGCTATTCTTTTTCGGAGACGCCAGGGAAACATCAACCGCGGGGAACGGCCAATGCGTCGCGCCTACAGACGGTGCGCTTGACTCTGGATATCAAACCGCCTGGGGGAACCTACGATAAGATGTGGGAAGTAAAGGTCTTCGTCATTACCTTACAATGGCTCCGATTCCAGAACGGTCTGGGGAACAAGATGTTCAGTGATTAGAATGTGTCGAGTGAAATAAAAAATGAAATTCATTGTGGCTGATACAATATGACCCACAATGCCTCCTATAGCTCACGAAGATCTTGTCCCTGGACAAGTATATACGAGGGTAAATAAAACTGGTGAAAGGAATTATGAAATAACGAGACCATTTGTCTATTACTATGAACAAGGTGGCACAACAATCTTGTGCTTTGAGTTTGTAGGAAGAAGTTTACATTTGCAATACAACGCGGATTATTATGACTTTTACGTTGTTGGAACACAGCCAGCTGATATTCCTCCTAATACTGCACAAAGGAGCTCAGCCCTTTGTATTTCTCAAGCGCAACATATTGGTAGCCTCAAGGAGAGTTCCGATATCCTTCTGACAACGGATGTTGATTCTATAACATATGAACCCTTTTCGGATGGGGACGAGTGTGTGCAAATTATACACCCTTGTGGAAACTTCTGTATACCAAATTCCCCTATCAAATGCTTTGTCTATCACACCGAGGCACTACAGGCGTGGTTTTATCAAGGAAAGTCTGAAGATCCTAGAACCCGAACAAAACTTCAACAATCAGACTTGAAAAAGTTCGTCTACCGATCCTAAAACCCAAAGTGATTTCACAGTACTTCACAGCATTCCTAAAAATATAAAATTTAAGAACTGGGGTTCTTAACTTTTATATTTTACGGTAAATTATTTATCCCGTTTCTTGCGCCTTGTTTTTCTCTTTCCACCATCCATGTCCGTTGTTTTACTCGCTTCAACATAATCAAAGGAGGCTGGCTGTTCGCTGAAGTTTGGTGGCGGAGTATGCGGTAAAAACCATAGGTCGGGTCTAGGCTTACCGTCCTTGTGCCCATACAAAGGTTGATCGTAAATATAGGCTTTTACACAATTGAGGTGGTCATTTATTTTTTTAAAGTCACTGATATATTGAGCAAGCGTTGTACCTTCTTTTAACCCCCTTTCCACTCGTTCATTATTCATAAGGCTGGAAAAATCCTTTTCGAACTGCTCTTGTATTTCAGAGTTAGATTCTAAGTAAAGGATTGACTTCATACAACATAATTGTGTGTTATGTGCAAGAATATTAAAATTTGCCTCGTTTATCTTTTTAGTCTGGTCTGCTGGAATAAATCCAGCAATATCTCCTATAGCCAAAATAAACGCAAACATCTGGCAGAACCCCTGAGTGTTTATGGCCTGTAACTGATTATAAGGATCATATTCTATACCATCAACATTTGCAATATAGTGCGTTTCCGCTTCCGGAAGATACCAGATAATACGTTTCCCGGGTCCTGCGATACCCGGTGTATGTGTTGAGGGAATTAAAGTAATCTTATATTTTTTGCAGAGCATTTCATATGGGCTTATATGTTTGTTTTTCTTCTTTTTGGAAGATTTAAATGCGGCTGACATAATTACTGCGAAAATAGATTGGAATGCCTCATATTGAGATTCACCGTCATTTGGAAGAACACACAGATCCTTGCTGAATGTTTCATCATAAGGATAAAATGTTTTTACCAGCATGTCTCTATGAAGTATACGGAGAATATTCTTAGGCAGTACAGGTGCCCAAAAGGACCAAACAAAAGGACGCTTATAGTTTTTATACACCACGCATAAAGATGGCTTCGGCGGGCTTGTTGAAGCTTTTGCATTCAGGAATTCAGGACGATCGCCTGATCGCCGCCAAAGGTTCTCTAAAGATGGACGATTTCCAGCGCGTCTATGTAAAAGCCGGCCGTTTCACCACAGAATGGTATACAGTGGAATTTGACAATACCCCGGCATTCGGTACAACGGCGCGCTGTTCAATCCCTAGAAGGGGTCACCTTATTACACGCGCCTTCTTGATGGTGACACTCCCAGACATCAGCACACGACAACTCGCAGCGAAGCAAGAGGCGGAAGCGAATGACACAGCCTTTGCGGGCCCCACATTCGGCTGGACGAATTCCGTAGGCCACGCACTTGTTACAAGTGCGCAAGTGACTATCGGAGGGAATGCGATTGACACAATTGACGGACGGCTGATGGAAGTCCTGGACGAGTTCCACACACCTCTTGAAAAAGTAACAACTCTGAATCGCATGATTGGCCGTTCCGATAGAGGATTCCAAGCCGGCTGGGATATGCGCACTCCTCTTACCCGAGAGCTGGCAATTCCCCTGCCCTTCTGGTTTCATCGTGGAGATCCTTCCGAGGCTCTTCCCATTGACGCAATCAGCTATGACAATGTACAGATCTCCGTCCAGTTCAATACTCTACAGAACCTCATCACGAGCTCTGAGCAGATCCAAAATCAGAATGGCACCAATTCGTACCCCGTCATCGCAGAAAGTCCATTCTATAACTCCAATGGCGCATCCTTAGATATTCAATCGGCCAACATACTCCTGGAATATGTGTATCTGGACGGCCCCGAGGCGAATCGCATACGCCTAGGAGATCTGACATACCCCATTCTTCAACACTATGCGAAATCCACCGAAACGACTGGCAGTATAAGAATACCCTATCGTGTGCCAAATCCGACAAAAGACATGTATTTCTACGTACACAGATCAGACGCCGATCTACTGAATGCGCCTTTCCTCGCCACCCGCGATATGACCTGCCCTCCCAAACACACCGGCTATACAACCCAGACCACCTTTTCTGTCACACGATTGTCCGTATCCTCTGAACTCTCATTAACCCTCGCCGACGAGTGCTTATTTCAAGTAGGTGACACGATCGTGGTAGAAAACATATCTTCTCCTCCAACCCAGTCATTCAAAGCATACATACTCTCCTATAACACAAACCAAAACACCATCAAAGTACATGTAACAAACGTCTATGGCACATCAACCACGTTCCCACTACAAACGTATTCTGTACGTTACAACCCTGTACAACCCTGGTGGCCAGATGCCAGTGGCCTAGGTAAATATACATTTGAGCCCCTGATTCCTGCATATTCCGATGCAGACTCAGAGCCGATTCGCGAGTTTTCCCTCACATACGAGGGCAAGATTGTCCGATATGCCACCGACGTGCCCGCCATATTCCAGAGCATTCTCCCAGCCATGGAGCAACGAAAGACGCCTTGGCACAATAAATATTATTACCACATACCCTTTGGCACCCAAGGCGAGGAGTTCGGAATTAGCAATCCTATGGGTCATGCGAATCTAGACAAGATCATGAACATTGACTTGTTCCTGGAATTCAAACCACTCCGTGGTTCTCTCCGAGCAACAGGCACAAACCCCTCTTACACAGTCTACACATGGTTCGAAACCTACAACATTCTGCGCGTCTACGGAGGACGCGCAGGTCTGTTATTCGGCTATTAGAGACTTACTCTTAATAAAAATTGAAACTCCCCGACGACTGAGAGATTGGTCTACTCTAGCCATGTCCTCAATTTACGCCACAGAACCTGGCTTTGAAAATCATTCCCTCAGGCTTCCTGGGATGATAACGATCAAGGCTGGGATATGTGCGGGCGAGAAAGATGGCCAAACTTACGTAAATGGCCGATATGGGCAGTCAAAGTTACACTGGTATATTTATAAAGAAGGCATTTCTTTCGAGCAAATGAAGGTCATTGAGAAATGGGTCCTTCAGGATCTTGTCAGCATTCATGGTTACAAAAAGCAACACGGGAAGAGGGAGCATTTTATTATTCCTGGCACGCGCAAGGACATACAACTCTTTGTGCGCAGACTCATTGACCTGTACAGCCTATATACGGATTAACTAGAGAAAATATTTACCACACTCTAAAAAAACATCGCATCCACCCTGGTCATTGCAAGGCATCCATTGTCTTCCAATGTCCAACGCATGGTTTTTGTCTGGGCATCGCGCATCACACTGGATGTGCGATTCGGTATTATAACGTCCGTGATTTCTTTCGCGATATTCACATCCTTCCCCGCAGAGTTCACAAACGCCCAGTTGACCTCATTACTCACAGGACGGTACTGTACAGTCCCCGTATTCAACCCCTCAACCCACCACGCAAGAGAAAGATTCTTGAAAATCTCCTGATTCGCTGTATAAGGCACTGCCGAGCTGTCAGCCACTAGATTCGCAGCGTCAACAACCGCCACATCCAACCCTTTTACACTCTGAAAGCAAGCATCCGCAAGCGCCGAAGGAGATACAGAAGCCTCGTACTTTACGTTCATATACTTTTTAGTAGTATAAATTATTTGGCCATTGGACGCCGGAAAAAACTCAGGCGATTCAGAGATTCATGAAAATCGTCGGGCTTCGCTCGGGCAGCCTCGGCCTTCTCCAAACATTCCTTCACCTTTTCTGCCCACATCGCTGCGGTAGTCGTATCTTCTTCAGGGGGAAATATGATCGTGTTACCCGTAGGTGTCTTTGCCTCTTCTCGCGCGATAGGCGCCCTGTCTTCATACGTAACCTTTGCCCCAGATTCTTCTGCAATACTCGTCCACTCCTCATCTACAAATCGTGGGCGCGTATTTTGTTTAAACGCAGGCCTCTTACCTTTGTAAAAGGGGCTGTTGAAGATATTTACGTGTGACTCTGAATCAGGGTTTGACCACTTTCGCATCTGGCCCTTAGAAGTCTCCTCTAGACTTTTATCTTCCACTGCAGAAGCTACGCTCTCTGAAGATGATAGCTCTTCTTCGGAGTCGGAAGATGAATCAACGTCTAGAGCAGCGAATCGGTTTTTCTGGAGCACTAGCTGTTCCAAATCAGATGCCCTTGCTCCCTTTGACTTCGGCATATACTATATAAATATATTCATAGGCCTTAACCCTCTAAATTTGAATACTAGAGCTCCCTTTTACATCGGTCTCTCTAGCAGATATGGTCAATCTCCTGGTTGTGGAATCTCCCGCCAAATGTAAGAAAATCGCCTCATTCCTAGGCCAAGGCTGGATTGTTCTCGCCACCATGGGTCATATCCGCGCGCTGGAAGAGAGTCTGGACGCCGTTGGCCTAGAGCGCGACTTTGAGCCACGATTCCGATTCCTCAAGGAAAAGGCCAAGGCGATGAAACCGATCATGGACGCTGCCGAGAAAGCTTCTGAGATATATCTGGCAGCTGACGACGACAGAGAGGGCGAGGCAATCGCCTATAGTGTAGCCTGTCTTCTCAAACGCGATCCAACCTCTCTCCCTCGCTCGGTCTTCCACGAAATCACGGAGACGGCCATTAAGGCAGCCGTACAGAACCCTAGGCGAATTGACATGAATGTCGTATATGCGCAACAGGCAAGGTCTGTCCTAGATATGCTGGTAGGGTTCACGATTTCTCCCCTACTCTGGAAGCACGTGGCGCG